GTCTTAACAAGTAGAAGTAAGATTGGTAGTGATCACTACGCTTTTCCCGTAGACGGGAACATCGACAGTTTTTACATAGTAAAAAAGACATTCTGGGATGAAGCAGGGTATGTAGATGATTGCTGCGATTTAGCTAAAAACATCCCCGGATTTCAAGAATGTATGGAGTCCTGCGTTACCACAACTAATGAGAATATGAGTAGTATTGAAGCAGAGAATCTGCTAGCTTCGCTAGGGTTTACAATTTTAGACGTTCAAAAATGAACGAGATTTGTATTAAAGAGCTATAATGATCAAAATCAAAATTAAGCATAATAAGCAAAAGACAAAATATCCGCTCCGTCCAGTAGACTTGCATGGATTGCCTTACGGGCAGTTCTATATCATGCTGTCTGATGATGGGTGTAGTGAGACGCCCAGCTATTTTATGACTACTGGATATAACTATAGACCAATTTTATTCTGGTGGAATTCAGATGAGGCAACGTATAACGTAGCTCCGGCTGAGTTGGATGGATATGCTAAGCATATTTATGTGGAGCGTATAGAAGCTAATTTAGTGATGGAGTTGAAAATAAGTGGCTAAAGCAACTAGGAAATAATTATGAAATTTAAGTCAGTAATCGATGTAAATGTAATTCAGTCAATGGGCGGCGATGAAATGATCGCCGCTGCTGCTTGGGTATCTACTTCCTCGGAAGATGGTCTCAAGAGAGCTACTGAAAATCCAAATGATGTAAGTGGAGTAATCAATTATCTTATTAAACATAGACACGGAACGCCATTTGAACATTCTGGAATCACATTCTTTGTCCATGCTCCGATTTTTGTCTGGAGAGAGTGGCACCGTCATAGGATTGGTTTTTCGTACAATGAAGAAAGCGGGCGTTATAAAACATTAGATCCTGTGTTTTATTTGCCGGATCGCGAACGTCCTATGATGAAGGTCGATAACTGGAAAGCAGGACGGCCAAAATTTACGCGATGCGAAAGTGATAGCGTGTATGATACGCTATGTTCAAACTTGACAAACTCGTATAAGGTTGCATATGCGAGCTATGTAGATAATCTCGCCCTCAATATAGATCCCGGACTTGCTCGTGATTGTCTTCCAGTAGGAATTTATTCAGGGTGTTGGGTTACATGTAATCCTAGATCTTTAATGTCGTTTCTATCACTTCGAGTGCATGATACTAGTGCAACATTCGTATCTTATCCATTATGGGAAATAGATATGGCTGCTCAAACCTGTGAAGAAGCTTTAAAAGCTGGATGGCCTATCACATATGCAGCATTTATAAAAAATGGAAGAGTCGCACCATGAATTGGGATATTCCTCCAGATTATGACGAGTTAGAGTCACACAGCGAGTCCGTGCCTACTTGTAGATACTGTAACAAAAAAAATCTTAGGTGGGAAGAGACTAAGTGGGGATTTCGCCTATTCGATAACGGGGTTGTACATAAGTGCGACCAAAAGGCTAGATCGCCTAAAGAAATTGCGAAACGCACTAAGGCTATTGATGTGATTGAATCACGCCTGTATGATAGTAGCAAAGCTACTGATCTAGATGATGCACTATATGGCTTGATTGAGAAGGCAATAGGACAGAAGTCGGTTTTTGAAGTGTTAGACTTACTAAATAAGGCATCAAAATGAATTCACTATTGATCCGACAGAGTTGGGAATTGAAACTGATCGACAACGTGGCTGACTCCATCCGCAAGTCTAATTGGCTTAACGACCCACAAATCGCCATTCTGCAACTTAGTTATGAGTACAGCGGACTGTTCGCTCAAATACTCGCTCACCGTTTGTCACGATATGGCGAACCGATGCCAATCGAACCTATCAACATCCCATACAAAAACGAGTTCGAAGTTGTCATACATCCGGACAAGCTCGATCCCTACGACAAACTGATTGTGCTGGATTCAGGGTGTCTGACTGGTGGAAACTTTACCCGTGTCCGCGAACAACTCATTAACTACGGATTTCAGCCAGAGGACTTACTCTTCGTTTGCTTAGCATGTTCGAGCGAATCATCGTTCAAGCCAGATTATTGCCCAGTGATCTTTGATGGGACTAACACGATGGTTCACTTCTGGTGGGAATCCAAAACAACTAAGTTCACATAGTAGACTTACTAAATAAGGCGTCAAAATGAAAGTAGAAATGCGATTAGCATATGAGTGGACTTGCGATGAATGTGGCAGAAATCATTTTGAGTCTGCTATAACAATGGAATTAACAGACGAAGAACGTGAAGAGATATATGAAAACCTTGCTGAAGGTGAAGGTATTGATTTCATATCCTATCCAGACACAGTCACCTGTCCAAATTGCATAATATCTTACGAGACTGAGCCTCCAAATACCGAGGAATTTGAATGACAGCTACTGAATGAAAAACAAGTGGAAATGATCCAAAAGCTGGACCTCCAGCCTATCAGGCCGAGTTACAATCCATTCACGACGGAAAGGTAGCAAGATGTTAATAGACCGATTGAAAGCGGATATCCTCTTTGCTGTTAAGGCAAAGAGTGAACTAGCCATAGGGCTTCTGAAGCTAGTACTTGGCGAATGCCAAGCTAAAGACAATTATAAAGATGATTTCATCGTCAAATTTTGTCGTAAAGTAATTGAAAGCAATATTGAAACCATGCGTCTGGCTGGAGAGAAAGTAAATCTTTTACGAGAGAATGAGCTACTTCGTAGCTACGTTCCATCCGAACTCAGCGAAGCTGAGCTTCAAGTCTATGTTGATCAGATCAGCCCAGAAATTATGGCGGCTAAGTCAGAAGGACAGGCCATAGGGTGTCTTGTCAGACACCTAAAATCCTTGTCTCTTACGACCTCAGGAGAGGTCGCAAAAGCCACAGTAAAGAGAATAAGAGGTGGAATATGCGTCTAAATAAGTACCAAAAAGCATGGATCGCTAAACTTAAGTCTGGCGAAACTAAAAAAGCTAAGACGACTCTCAACCATAAAAATGGTTGTATGTGCTGTCTTGGAGTAGGCATTAAGATATGTGGATTAGAGCCTATGCCATCTACTAACTTAACAAAACGACCTTTGGAGGTGATCAACGATGAGGATATAACTCATTTCCCAAAAACACGATCAGCGTTAAACCTAAAAATAGGTGGCGCATTTGATATATCAAGAGTTAAGAAAAAATGGCTTCCGATAATTGACGACTGTGAGACGTTAGTTGGACTTAATGACTGTACCAGTATGTCTCATGCTCAAATTGGTCAATTTATAGATGAAAATCGTGAAGCTGTCTTCAACAATTTAGATAAATAGAGTTAAGATGGGAATATCGGATATCTCAGCAATGAATGTGGATGCTGCGAGCGTCCATTGGGTAATTCAAAAAGATACCTTCTCCGAAAATGAAGACAAGCTTGTCTCAATTCTAGGAGATCGTATTATTTGGTGTGAACATCATATAGATGGAACTACCTTCTCTAGAGACCCCGGAGAAGGTTTTATTTTTTATGGCACAATAGTGCTAGGACGACGACTACAATCGTCTCACAAAGCTATTTGCTGGTTATACGATCATGTATATGATTGTACTCATTATCTGCCAAAATTTGATAAATTTGCATTAAATAACCCGCATATTTTTATCGAGGCCGGAGGCTTAAAAAGATTGCAACAAGAGGTTCTTGGCGAAACCAAATATTTCATTAAAGAAAATTCTGGATATAAGTACTTTACTGGGGCAGTATATGATAAATATCTTCAAACTGACCTTGATAAAGTATTTGATGAAGAACTCCTCTTATTAGCTCCAGTAAAAAAGATAGGGGCCGAGTGGAGATTTGTAATTTCATCTAATGAGATCGATGATATTCCACACAAAATTATAACACATTCTCTATATGGAGAGATTCAAAGTGAGATTAATCCATATCATTTTGTAGAACGTATATTAACAGACCCTAAAATACGATCTTATCAACCAGCACCTATGTGGACATTAGACGTGTGCGAGATTGAAACAGGTTTTGCTATAGTTGAAGTAAACTGTTTATTAGCCGCAGGGTGGTATGACTCTGACATCAGATTGATTGTAGAAGAAGTCGAACGGCGATTACGTGAATTTTGACCGATTTCACACCAATTATCCTGCTTTACCCCTTCAGAGGAGGTATAATACGTCGTATTTTCAGCAATATCTGAGGGGTGGTTTATCCGCCCTAATTTTGTTTGTATAAAACAATTTCAGATTAACTGTTTGGGCGAATTTATATATGTCGCCCCCTTTCTGCATAGGTGCTATACATGAGTCTTTTAGTCCGCAAACGTAATGGTCAAACAGAAGAATTTCAAGCAGAAAAGGTAAACAGGGTTTTAGAATGGGCCTGCGACGGATTGACTGATGTCAACCCGAGTGATGTCGCGATGAATGCGAAATTAAGCATTCACAACAAGATCTCGACTAGCGAGATCCATGAAGTGTTGATCCAATCAGCCTACAACCTCATAAGTGAGGACAGTCCGAACTATCAGTATGTGGCGTCCAGACTTCGCCTGTACGCTCTTCGGAAAGAGGTTTGGGGTGGAAGTCAGCCCCCTAGGTTATATGACCACCTACGCAAAAATAAGGGGGTCTATGACCCTGTTCTGTTGGAGTCGTACAGTGAGTCTGAAATTCACAAGCTGGACAAACTAATCCAGCACGACAGAGATTACAGGTTTACCCACGCTGGTATCCAGCAGATGGTCGAGAAATACCTGATCTGTGACCGAACTACTGGGAAGCATTTTGAAACCCCCCAGTTTGCGTTTATGCTGATCCCGATGGTGCTATACGCAACTCATCCGGATCGTTATGAATTGATTAAGCAGGCTTATACCTGTATCTCTAAGTTCAAGATCAATCTCCCCACTCCAATCCTCTCCGGCGTGCGTTCACGCACCAAGTACTATGCTTCTTGTGTCTTGATTGACTGCGGGGACTCCCTAGATTCTATTTTTACTACAGCGATGGTAGCTGGAAAGTATACCGCTCGCAGAAGCGGTATTGGTATTAATATGGGCCGAGTCAGATCGGTAGGAGCTTCTATTCGTGATAGTGAAGTTATTTCTACTGGAACGATCCCATTTTTAAAACTCATGGAGAGTGCTGTTAAGTGTACGTCCCAAAATGGGACTAGGGGGGGTAGTGCAACAGTATTTCATCCATGGTGGCACTACGAGATTGAAGATATTCTAGTGCTCAAAAATAATAGAGGAACTGATGATAATAGGGTCAAGAAGTTAGATTATGCTTTTCAGATAGACAATTTATTTTTAGAGCGTGTTAAAAATGATGAAATGGTAACTTTGTTCTGCCCCCACGAATCAGATCTGTATAAAGATTGGGGAAGTGATAAGTTTAAAGAGTCTTATGTAGAAGCTGAATATAAACGTCTAAGACTGAAGAAAACTGTAAAAGCCCGAGACCTGTTTTTCTCATTAGTCAAGGAAAGACTTGAAACTGGTCGTGCATATATCATGTTTATGAATAGCTGCAATCTTTCTTCATGGCTAGATACAATCTTGCAGTCAAATTTGTGTATGGAGATCCTTCAACCTAATTCTTCTCTAAGTTCTGCTGACGATAAGAATGCAGAAATTGGAATCTGTATCCTATCTGCTATTAATTTAGTAGAGTGTAAGAGAGATGAAATTCCAAAAGTATGTTCAACTATAGTGAGTCTATTAAATAGGCTCATAGATTATCAACTATATCCATTTACGGCGGCAGAACGATTTTGCAAGAATAAACGATCACTCGCCGTAGGCGTTACTAATTTTGCAGCTTGGTTAGCATTTCAGGGACTTAATCATGAGACTCCTGAAGCTATTCAGGCGTCAAACGATCTTATGGAAGAAATTCAATACCATCTACTTTTAGCCTCGTGCAACGAGGCCAAAGAGACTGGACCAGCGAAAGACTTTCACGCATCTAGATATTCTACTGGCTGGCTCCCATATGATTTTCATGATAAATTACCAGAAGACATTCAATTTCCATTGACACAAGATTGGGACTCACTGCGTGAGTCAATCAAGGAATTTGGGCTTAAGAACTGTACACTATCGGCACAAATGCCGTGTGAATCATCATCCATTATACAGAATTCAACTAATGGCATCGAGCCTATAAGATCTTTTCTCACAGAGAAATTATCTAAAAATGGTGCTAAGAAAGTATTGACACCCCAGTATCCTAAGCACAAAAAAGATTATGTGATCGCGTGGGATATGAGATCTAATACTAACTCAATCAAGATTGCGGCTGCATTGCAAAAGTGGATTGATATGTCTATATCTTTTAATACATATCTGAATTATCAACATTACCCAGATGGTGAAATTCCTATTTCTGTAGTTGCGCAAGACATTATTACGTCTCATAAGTATGGGCTTCGCACGATGTATTATAATAATACCCCGAACGATAACGAGGAGGCTAACGCCTCCGGGTGTGAAAGTGGGAGTTGTTCGATATGAAAATTCCCCTACAATTATATCCAAAATTAAATGAGTACGTTCCAGATCATTTAGAAGACATAATGTTGCTTTTGAAAAATTTGCCATCTGTTCATGATGTTGAAAACTATTTAGTGAATGCATATGAAGATGTAGACGATCTTAGATGTAAATTTTCAGATAATTTATACGATCTATCTGATCACTTAATCAATAAGTACGAAGAAGAATCTTTTCGGGCAAAAAATAATGCGTAGTGTTTTAAACACGATGGTAGTAGACACTACAAAACAACCCATGTTCTTGGGGGCTGGTCTATCACTCCAAAGATACGACAAGTGTAAGTATGAAATCTTTCTCACCCTCTTCAAGAAGCAATTTGGTTCATTTTGGCGACCTGAAGAGATAGCTCTAACAAAAGACAGGTCGGATTACAAGCTCCTGTCGGAGCATGAGAAGTTTATTTTTACTTCGAATTTGAAGTTCCAAACGATGATGGATTCGGTGATTGCTAGAGGAATCCCCAACTTAACTCAATATGTTTCTCTTCCAGAACTAGAAGCGTGTATGAACTTCTGGGCGATGTTTGAGACAATCCACAGCTACTCGTACAGCTATCTGGTCAACAATGTTTACCCAGACCCTTCAGAAGTATTAGACAGCGTCCTAGAAGATGTGGAGATCGTTAAGAGAGCAGAGTCCGTCTCACGAGCATTTGATGCTCTCAATTTCGATTCAAGCTCTCGCCCAATCGCAGAGCGGATTTACTTAGGTCTTATTAGTACTAATATTTTAGAATCTATACGTTTCTATGTAAGTTTTGCATGTGCATTAGCTTTTGAGCAAAATAATAAGATGTGTGGAAATGCTCAAATAATCAAGTTGATAAGGACTGATGAAAATATTCATATGGCAATCACTCAAACAATTCTTAAGATTATGCGGGAAATTCCCGAAGAGGGATTCCAAGAGGTGGCCGAAAACTGTAAAGCTGAGGCTACCTCCATGTTTTTGGAAGCCGCAGATGAAGAAAAAGCTTGGGCTACATATTTATTCCAAGATGGTGGCATGATTGGTTTAAATGAAAAGATTATGCATCAATACATCGAGTCGCTTGTAGACAAGCGTCTTGTGGGTGCTGGTTTGGATAAACATTTTGGGACGAAGAACCCTATCTCATGGTTAGAAGCTGATAGCAAGGGCAAACAAGTTGCCCCGCAGGAGCAAGAAGTTATTTCATATAAAATCGGTGCCTATAAAAACGATATAGCCGATACTACATTTGAATGGTAGGCTGACTATGTTAGTAGAAAATATTAATGATGAACAACTATTAGAGATTCTTCTAGAAAATCAATCTCATAGAGATTATGATCTAGAAGGTTTTAGCGGTGAGTTAATAACACTGTATTGTATGCAGCGTGTCGGAATTGGATCTTCATTTGAGGATGTTTTTTCTGATGTTCAATCATTAGTATCAAATCATATGTGCGCTGCTCTAGTTGAAGATGGATTATTAGAGGTTCAATTTAATGATTCTGGAATAGAATATATTCCAACTTTAGATGGTTTGGCTCTTAAACAAATGTACGACGACATTAATAAGGTACAATAATATGGGGTATGTTCAGGCTAAGACTAAGAATCAGAAAGAGTATTTACATTCTATTATAAATTATGACATAACAGTTTGTATAGGAGAGGCAGGATGTGGAAAGAGTTATATACCTCTCGGATTAGCTTTAGAACATATAGAAAGGCCTGATAAGCCTCAAAACCAATTAATTGTGACTAGACCTCTAGTTGCTGTTGGTCGTGATATTGGTGCATTACCCGGAGAAATTGCTGAAAGAATTTTTCCATATTTTCGCCCTACATATTTTAATCTAATTAAATTACTTAAGAGTGAATCAAAACTTAAGCAAATGATACAAGATAGACAAATTATGTTTGAACCTCTTGAATTAATGAGAGGTATGACATATGATAAAGCTTTTATGGTGATTGACGAAGCACAAGACACAGAGCCAGAACAAATGTTGATGGCTCTTACACGCATTGGACAAGACTCTAAGATTATCGTAAATGGGGATTTGAATCAATCAGATATTAAAGGGGTTAATGGACTATATAAATGCTTAGACGCATTCGAACATGCTGATTATGCTAACATTGTTCGATTAGGACCAGAAGATCAGCAAAGAAATAGTCTTATTAGTCATATTTGTAGAGATTTTAACTCAGTAAAGCTACAGGGGTAAAGAATGATCTTTAAGCTTTTCGAACACGATAAGCCTATTAAGACCAGATACAATCCTAATAATGTATATGCTTTGCTTTCTGAAGCAAAGAGCAAGCTTCGCTTGTATTTGGCTAAAACAAATCGTAAAATTACAGATAAAAACCTACAACTTAAAGCAGAAGACTGCGATATCGTAGGATTTGAGCTAATAGAAAAAGCAAGGTATAAATTGTAATGCCTGTATATGAATATAAATGTTCTGGATGTGAGCATCAATTTGAAATAGTTGAAGCTTTAAAAGCTCCAGTAAAAAGGAAGTGCCCAGAATGTAATAAGAATCTCCTAGAGAGATTACTATTCCCTGTCATGGGTAGAGTCAAATCAATCAAGAATATCGGGCAGTTAGCTGAAAAGAATACTAAACGTGCTGGTGGAAGTTTAGATAATCCAGATGAACATAAGAAGAAGGAAGTTAAGTCAAAGACTAAAGAGCTTAATGCTATTAATCGTATGACTAAACAACAACAGATTAAATATATCGAGGAGGGGTAATGGATTTTGTCAATGATGCATCCGAAATAGTTGCTGCCAAAACTACAACAATTCACTATGACATTAACGGCGTAATTTGTGACGCCGATAAAGCCGTAGTAACGTCAATTACCGTAGGTGATAAGACTATATATAAGGGCTTAATAGTTGGAGGTTTCTTATATGAAAAATCGTTAAGATTCCCTAGAGAAAAAGTGTATAGACAGATCACAGAAGAATGTGCTTACAAATATATCCCATACCTTTTAACTGGAGACCATTATGGCTATGAAAAAGCGAGTCGCGAATATCGCAGATCTCACTAAGATACAGAAGTTTTACATTGCTCATCATAGATCAAGAGACCTGAAAACTCTAGCTTTAGATGTTGGATGCTCATCCACACTGGTTAGGGCTTATCTTGCCGTGCTGATCCGTAAAGATGAGAGAAAGAAGACTGAAGCTGAAAGGGCCGCTACTGCTGCTGCTGAGGCCGAAGCTAATAAACCGCCAGATCCCGGAATTCAGCAGATCAAGGCTGGTGATTTATTTGCACGAAATAAAAATCGCGGGGTTGTTATTATGACCTCTGAAGCTGCACAGCTTGGTGATGCAACTCGAAAACAACATATGTCCCCAAGGTTAGCAAAAAATGTCCATAAGATACGACCAGACTGATCTAAGACCATTTAAGTCTAGTTATAAAGTTGGATATGTCACTGTTGATAATTATATAGCAGAACTCTTTTTTAAGAGACGGGCCGAGTTTAGCAAAGCTGCTTTACCTCAGTCATTTTGGAATCTGCCAAAATATCAACATATGTACATTATGCAGCTAATTTGGATAAATAGGCTTTTAGAAAGAGTAAGTTCTGCCGCAATTATTAAAGCGTTTAAGCAAACAAATGCGTGTAGTGCGGCAAACAAAGAGCTAATTACATTAGCTGAAAAAATACAGGAGGGATTTGATTCTAAACAAAAGATAGTTGAAAAAACCAAGGAGGTTCATGTTGAGACTCCTACTAAAGCATTCGGCAAAAACAATAGACTGAGCGAGTTGTGATGGCTAAAAAAGCAAAATCTGAAGATGTAATCGATACTGGTGATATTGGCATGGCCGCGATTCGTAAGAAGTATGGAGATATCGTTAGATCAGGAACTGAACTGTTTGATGAAAAAAGTAACAAAAAATGTGTTAGTGTCAGTCCAGCCTATGATCTAGGACTTAATGGTGGCATTTTAGAAGGTAGTTGGACTGTAGTTTCTGGAATTGCGAAATGCGGCAAGTCGTCAACTACGTTACAAATCATTGCAAATGGGCAACAACAAGGACGCAGAGGTGTATATGCCGATGCTGAAAGTAGGGTTAAAGCCTACAATCTTAGCGGTACTCACGATTTAAACCAGAGTGATATTGAGATCATTTCCGGTAAAGATGAAGACCTATCAGCAGAGGATATCCTGAATACTGTTAATGCTATGATACGTATGCCTAAAAATAAGGGTTGTGTATGTGTAATTGATTCGACCTCTTCACTATTGCCACGGGATGAGATGGATGCGGAAGTATCCTCTAAGCTTAGAGCACAACTCCCAAAGATGCTATCCCATTGGGTAAAGCAAAATGCTCAGGTTGTTGTTCGTAACGATATCATAATGATTCTCATCACCCACTATATCACTAATACAAGTGGGTATGGTAAGCACAAACTGGCCGATTGTGGCGTTATGGTTCAATATCAAGCTGACAATAGGCTTGATTTTACTCATGTAGAACCGTGGGAAGAGGGCGGTAAAAAGATAGGCCAGAAGACTATTTGTGATATAAGTTGCTCTGCTATGGGTGCGTCCGGTAACTCTGTAACGTCGTATCTGCGATTTGGCCATGGTATTGATTTTACTAAGGAGTTTATTGAGCTAGGAGAATCATTCGGCCTGATTGAAAAATCTGGAGCTTGGTTCACTCTACCATACCTTGCAGGTACGCCAGAGTTTGCTGAAGACGCAGTTAAGAAATTCCAAGGTCAGCAAAAAGTATATGACTTTATTTCATCCACCCCACTAGCAAGTGAAATTCTTAAGAAGGAAATAACAACATTGCTCTCTTAGTAATGGATTTAAATGGCAAGATGCATAGGCTGGTATTAACCAGCCATAATAATCGGTCGGATAGGGACAAGTCAGGGCCACACTCTAAGGCCCTTTCTCTTTTACTGGAAATTTTCCCAGATACTCCAGTGTTTGAGGAAATGACTATCCCCGGCAATAACCACAGGATGTATCTTGACATCTTCTTACCTAAGATACCTTTAGCCGTGGAAGTCCACGGCCAGCAACACTATAAGTTTACACCATTCTTCCACAAGAGCAAGGCCGAGTTTCTGATATCTTGCAGAAGAGATAGAGATAAGCAGGAATGGTGTAGGATAAATTTAATCCCTATGGCTATTCTGCCATACGATCAGGAGCATACATGGTCGAACTTAATAAGTTTAGCGATATCTCCGGGCTTGACGATCTAATATCATTCATTGATAGATATTGTCTAGAGTTTATGACTCCGGACTGTCAATTTGATGCTATAGTCCAGACCGTACTAGATATGTCTCACGATGAATTAGTGAGATTGTCGGCAGATAGTTCTTCTGCATATGCTTTTAAGATGCATGCATATTGTATCTTTCTAAGGAAGGATATGGATAAGGCTTCAGCAAAGTTACTGTGGTGCGAAGAGATCCTAAATAAAATAATTAGTAAGCACTGGAAAGAGCATTCCGAATATATGAAGTATGAAGTTAAGCGTCACGCAATAATATCTGAGGATACGTTCGCAGTAAAAGTAGAAAAGATGAGGGTATATTTATCCGGAGCTATCATTCAGGTAGAGCGCAAGTTGGATCATGTGAAGCGTATGGCAGATATTTTACAAGATATTGGAAAGAGAAAAAGCTATGATCGATAAGCTGGCCAAGGCAATTGAAGATAGAAATTGGACTGGAGTAATGGAGTTTTATGCCGACTTGGTCGGCAAGGCAGGTGTATGGACCACAGTAGCCCCAATAGATCCTCCGATCACTCCT